TTAAATAAACCCATGCGTGGACTATATTGACGGCCTTCTCCCTTCATGTTTTGATCTCGAACGTCACGCAAAAGGTCTCTATCTTGTGCGTCTATATTTAAATTGTCATCTCCAGTTATTTTTATTCGGCGAAGTGTTGCATCAAAAGCTGCACTTCTTTCTGCTCTTCTATCGTCTTCATCGTCATGAATATTTGACACAACTTCGTAATTTACTCTATAGCCATTGCCATTTGGTATCGCTCCATAAACGCCAAATTGTGTATTGTTTGCCGGTGAATACGCATGACAAAAATCTGTTGAGCTTTCGGAAATGCCGTTTGGGCATGTAAAAGCATCTTCGTCAGGCGCAGAAAATATAGAGGGGTCTCCCGAATCCAAAGCCCCGTTAGTTCCGTGGACTCTATTGTTAAACCTAATCCGAGTTTTACCTGGAGCAGTTGTATTTTGTTTCCAGTAAAAAGCAAAAAAGTCTTCGTGTATAGCGTCTAGCGCATTATTGCCGAGAAAAATTCCCTCAAGACTTGGTGGTTCAATCCCGTCAGGCTCAGTGCCATCAGCAACTCCTTGCTCGCCAACAACAAACATCAGCTTGGCAGACTGCTGCGTTCCATGGCTAAGCATGCGCGACCAAACCAGTTTTGGTGTAATAAGCATCCCACCAATCTTGTCTACGTCACCAGTAATTATGTTTTTGCGGTCATAGTAAAGACCAAAAATAATTGGAACGGGTGCGCCGTAATCTGCCAGCTCGTTAAGCGTGTCAAAACCCCGGCTTTGGGTAAAACGATTACCTGCGTTAACACTCCCAAGATCTAGTTGCGACCGCTTTGATGCCTCTGGCATCTTTGGCTTTGGTGTCAGCAGATAACTGACACCAGTCAGCACCAAGCTGATGGCAAGATTGACAAGGATTGCAGTACTTACTGGTTCGCCTGTATTTAAAATCTCAGGGATGTGTGCATATTCAGCAGGTCTTACTACTCCCTTGCGCCTAACCTCAGCAGCAAACTTGCGATACTCCTCCTCCGTTATTCCAATCGTCTTGATTAACTCTTTCTCGTACGGAAGCAGTGGTACGTCGTAAACAGACGGGCCGAAGACCATTGCACCTTTTTCAGTCTTCGATTGACGTACAAGATTCCCGTCTGCCATGTGACTGCAAATGCCCAGGATTGCTGCGGTAACAGCAGAATGTCACCATCATACTCAGGCTTTTCAACTCGCATACCCCAACGCATAATGTCGCGGCAGATCTCCCATTTGCTTGCCTCATACCAAGACTGCTTAAACGGTGGCGCTTCAACACCCATCCGCTCCAATGCTTGATAACACAAGTGGATGCAGTCGATATAGCCGTCACTACCGTCAGCGCCAAAGCGATACGGCATTCCAATTAGATCACTGCAGTCGGACACTGTTGCTAATGGGTAGGTTGCCAACCATGCGCTGCGTCAACGAACGCCTTGGTACGTCCGTTCCAACAGCATCCAAGACAGAACTTAGCTCTAGGTTAAGCGAGGTGTTATCCCACTGGCCTCCAGTGACTTGGCCGGTATAAGTATGGACAGTGGAGTGGTTTGCTGTAAGGCCAGAGTCAGGGTCAGAGTCTTCGATAATTAAGACATCTACCTCCATTATGTAGCTGTCTTGAATTGCTTTGACCGCCCAACTACGAGTTAGTTCATTATTTGGAAAAACAAGCGTGGCTTCAAGTCCATCACCTGTGCGGTTAACGGTAACGCCTGAAAAACCAAACGGCGCAAAAGTGTAACCATCGTTTTTGTAAGTCAGTTGCTTGTTAATAAAAAAGTTTTGATACCGAAATTCAACGGTATCTTTTGCTTTAATTCGTAAAACGTGGCCAAAAGCAAACTGCGTCACATTCCTAACCTCTTACGAGTGCTGCTGCTCATCTGCAACCGCTTAAGCGTTTGTTGTTCACCCTGTTTAGCACCCTGATCAGCGGCTTGCCTTATGCCTTGCTGGAACTGATCAGCCGTAACGTAGTCAACGCTGTTAATACGTTCCACTGAATACCGAACATCGATTGGAGCGGCAACTGCTACACCGCCACCTTCTCCTGACGTTCCAGAGCCTCCTGCTTCTGGGATGACAGAAGAACCGCGAGCGCCACGCGAGTAACGCGCCATGCTTTCACGCATTTTGCTTTCAGGAATGATGTATTCAGACTCACCGCCTTCACCTACAAGCGCATTAGTTGGACCTGAAACGTAGCCGCCTTCTGCATATATGCCAGTTTTGCTTCCAAAATCAAAACCACCTATATTCTCAAATGTCTGCCCTCCTACACCACCAGGCCCACCAAGTGCTTTTAAAATGGACTGATACAAAATCATTATCAACTGCTGAGCAATAATTTTTTTAGCCATTGCTATAAAGTCAGCAGCAATAGACTTCAACATGTCAGCAGCAGCGTCTGACGCAGATTTTGTGCCAGTAATAATATCTCCAAAAGCATTTGTGAAAGCGTTGCCAATAGAATTAGCAGCAGCTAACGCTTGCGTTTCTTTTGACAGAAGATTATCCATTTCTTTTTGCATTATTACTAATGGATTATTTTCGCGTGCTCTGCGTGCGTCTTCCTCAGCTTTTTTTCTATCTTTTCGCGCTTGTTCTTCTATTTCCGCTGCTTTTTCTAATTCTTTATTGTAAGCAATAGCAGCGTTGCGTTTTTCTTCAAGCTCAATCCTTGCTGCCATTTGAGCTGCAACATCTTCGTCTGAAAACTTCATTGCGTTTGCTGCAATGTCGCGTAAATCAATATTTAACTGTACTCTGCGCCTTTCTTCTTCATTCACAGCAGATGCAAAAGACGCCTGATCTTCTAACGCTTGTACTCTTTGACGCGACAATTCGGCTAATTTTTGCGCACTATCAAGATCCTCTTCCCCTCCTGGTTTAGGTAAATTGTTAGTCGGCACTATTGCATTTGCAGCAAACTTTTGCCCCGCCTCGTTGGTAGAAATTTCAAAAAGACGATTAAAAAGACCTGAACGTTGACTGCTTAGAGTTCTTAATTCCTTATTGACTTGCCTTCTTTGCACTGCGCCTGCATGGCCCCTTAGGCCCTCAAGCTCAGCTTGCTTTACTTTCAAAACCTTTTCACGCGCATCAAGCTCTTTAATTGCAGCTTCAGTTGCCACTCTTCCTGATTGTTTGACAGACTCGTTGTAATCTTCCTGAGCTTGTTGTGCTTCTGCTATTTTCCCTATAAGAAGATCAACAGCAATAAGAGCAAAGCCAAATGGCAACGCAGCTTTTAGCCCAATCATCGCCGCTTTTAGTTTTAAAGTTGCTAATCGAACTAAAACCATTTTTCCATTAACAACTGTCAGAAGCCTTGGCAATTTTGCCAAGAAAGTAAGCAACATCACCTTCCGCAAGGTTACTGCTGCAGCAGTTAAAGCAACTGTTTTTGCCGTAAATTTAACAACCTCTGGAGGGATTTTAGTGAAAAGCTGAACAGCTTGCGCAAGAAATGTATTTAAAGGTTTGAGCACATCCTGTATGGCTGGGCCTAAACCTTCATCTAAAGTTCGAGTTAAATTTCCTGCGTTATTTACTAACGCTTTCAACTGACCGCTTACGGTCCCGCCCATTGTGTCAGCGGCTTTTTTTGCTACTCCAAACGCATTTTTTTGGTTTTCTAAAGAGGTATTAAATTTTTCAAGGTCGTCGTTAATTAACGGCATCAACGCCGTCAGTGCCTCAACGCTACCAAACAGTTTTGATAACTCAACTTCGCTTCCCCCTGTTTTTTTAATTAGATCTTCGAGAAAACCTCCAAATCCTTTAGTGCGAATTGCGGCTGTACTAAACTCAATTCCTAACTCTTCTGCACGGTCAGACGCTTCTTTTGAAGGTTTAATAACACTGGCAATTACTTGACGAATCCCTGCAAAAGTTGACTCAACCGGAACACCTGTAGCCGTCACAGCAGAGATTGCCGCGTTTAATTCCTCAATGCCTACACCTGCTGCTGCTGCTGTAGGCGCGACACGGCCTATCTGGCTTGCATACTGTGCAACAATAATTTTACCGTCATTTTGCGTTTGTATAAAACCGTCTACAAGTTTTTGCGCTTTGCTTGATTCAAGCCCATATGCGTTTAGAACAGAAGTTGTTGCATTTGCAACAGTGTTTAAATCAGACAGCCCGCCAACAGCGCCTAGCGAAGATGCACGAAGAACATCTGTTGCTTGTGATGCTGAATTAAATCCAGCCGAAGCAACATCGTAGGACGCAGCAAGCAGCTCAGTCTGACTGATAATTCCTTTTTGCTCTGCTGACAGACCTAAAAGCTGTTTCTTTAACTTTTCAGCATTGACACCCAGAGTGCTGACAGCCGCTGCCGCATTATCTGCTTCAACAAATCCTTTAAAAATCCGCCTTCCAATATCAAGTGCTCCAAGAGCTAAACCAAGCTGCCCAACTATTGAATTGATCCGCCGGAGAGACTGCTCAGCCTGCCTCGCGTCAACCCTTAGCTTGATATTGGACTCAGCCATAGAAGCTCTGCGTTAAACACATGTTACCGCCGACGCTGCTTTGCGCGATCTCTTGCCCTTTCTTCCTGCTCGTTTTTTAAACTGTAATAAGCCGCAAAGTGAACAAGCTCCGCATCGGTCAACTCTGTGCGAAGCCTGCTTATCGTCATTCCAAGTTCGCAGGCCAGAAAAAACTCAAAATAAAGCCAACTGTCCTGCTTTAATCGTTTTTTGCTTCTTCGATGTCAGCGTCTTCACCAACGCCAAACAAAAACAGCTCAAGTTCGTTTAGGACAGTTTCGGGCAACTGACGCTGGAGCTTAGGCGCATCAGCAGAGGCAAATGCTTTAGTTCCATCTTCTAGCTCTGCCATTTGACACAGCATTTGGGTGCTGATGTCTAAAGCCTCTTCTGTCCCAGCCATGCTCTGCGCTTTTTTTCTGTCTGCGCGTGTAATTGGCTTGAAATACAAATCGACGACAACTTCGCCGTCTGCATTTTTTAACTCGAATTTCCGGCGCTGGTTAAGGTCAAAAGCCTCAACCAGCAAATCAACAGTGCGACCGTTAGCAGGCATTCAATAGTTTGAACGTATTACTCAAACTATAGCCCTATTACTGCAAGTTAGAAGTGATAGTGCCGGAGGTTTGGAAACTGCACGAAACAATCACTAGCTCACCGACAGTTGAAGTAATCTCCATGTCAGTAATGATGCCTCCAAAAGCAACACTGTCAGTTCCGGTTGACGTGCCAGTGGTAAACAACTCAAAGCTGGCATCAGTCGCGTCGTTGACTTTGACGACATCTTCAATAAATCCAGCCTGACCAGTCGCGTCAGGGTCATAGATCAATTCAACTGTGCCAGTGCCAGAAATTAAACCACCAATGAAATTTCGGAAAGTGTCGCCGTGATCAGTGGTTTCGTACGTTTCCTTGGTGATTGTCAGGCTCCAGCTGCGAGTACCGACAACCGTTGCAAGGCTGCCCGACCCAGTCTCAAACTGGACTGCGCCTTGTTCTCCGCGAAGGGTTGCCATGGTCAGAGTTCCTCAATGAATTCAAAGGTCACACGGACCTGAGTTTGCAGAAAGCCCTCAGGAGAAGCCGAAGCTATAACCTCTGGACCAGTTGGAGCGTCGAAGAAAACCCCCGACACGATGACTCTATTGTATAGGTCACGAATCCTCTTGGCGATAACGTAATTAGCGCCAGGCCCTACGCCTAATGCACTGAAAACGTTCATCGTCATTAGGCCAACCAATCGGTTCTGCGAATTAGTAGTCGAACCGTGGCCTAAATACTGACTAGTGCCAAAGCTGACAAGGCATTGCACCCATGAGCTATCAGGCGTTGGCTCATAGGCCATGTTGTGAAACACAACTGGAATTACTGGGCTGTTAGCAAGCTCAGTTGCCAGCCTCCCTTCCAATACAGATCTGATGGTGTTGAGGTCAGCAGCAGCCATTAACTTCGCCTCAAAATGCGTCGGTACTCGCTTTGCGACCAACCTTCCAATTCTTTCCCAATTATCTCAGGGAAACCAGGCACCGTTCCTTGTCTTGTTTTGTATTCATCATTCCAAGATTTAGGCAAGGATGCAGGAGTGCCGTAGCAAACAGGCTCAGCATACTCAACATTGTTTGTAACTTCTCCGACAAATCCCTGCACGTTGCTTTGCCAGGCACCGCGCAATCGCCCTGTATCAACAGGTGTTTGTACCTTTACCCGAGCTTCCCACTCCAAAGTTGTTGCGCGAACAAGTGTTAAAACTTGATCTTGCATGTGATTGCCAATTTGATTTAGTCTGATTTGACGTGCCATCGTTAAGCCCTCAAAATCAGTTCATGGGTAATCGCCGTGTTGTCCTGTTCTTGAGTTACAACACGAATAATTTGATGCACTACACCTTCGACGACAACGCGATCCTTTGTTTCAGGTGCTGCCGGTAAATCTTCAACGCTGACAATCAAACGCTTGTCACCAGCTTGAATCAGCTCATTAACCTCACGGACATTTACAGCCTCAAGCACACCCTTAACGTCTGTGTCGCTGACAGATTCAGCAACCACTCCAGTCGTGGTGTTGTAGCTGCTAGCTGAAACAAAACGTATTGTTACGTCACCGCCGAGCTTGCCGACGACTTTGCTTGCAGCATTTACTAGCGACTGGGCAAGTCCCATCAGGCAATGTATCCAATGACAGTTCCAGAGGTCAGCTTGACTGAAGTCATTACAAGACCCTCAATACAAGACGATGTATTGAAATTGATTGCAGTGGCATCACCTCCAGCAAGGTTTTCATCAACTCCTTCTGCTGTCAGCGTATGGATCACAGAATCCTCAAGCGCCATCAGCTTTACAAACTTGGCAGTGTGAGTTGCTGTGTCGGTGATGATCGTTGCCTTTGTGGGCTCAAATCCAGATCCGTAACCCATGATCAGCTCCGTTTGATTGCGATGTTGCCTG